AGACAGACCAACTAATGGGTAAAGAGACCTATGGGATGGAGAAAGCGAGGGGAGTGTTTTGCATCATTCCCCAGCGCGCTATCCATGACACAAGATTACAAAAGAGACCTAAGACGCTGCTATGTTTACTAGCTGTAGCGAACTATGCGAACAGGATGGGTGTGGCTTACCCTAATCAAAAGACCATAGCCAAAGATCTAAACATTACACAATCAACTGTATCAAGACATATCAAGCTGCTCATGGAGTATGGCTATATAAGGTATGCAACAAAGAAGTTTAACAAGGCCCTATCTTTTAGAAGTAATGCTTACTTCATTGTATTTGATGAGGCCGTATCTGAGCAGGATGCAGCGGCGGTTCAGACTGCGAAGGACTGGGAAGATATACACAGGCAACCACCACCAACTGTGGATAAACCTACAAGTATGGTTCCTAAGCGAATGTCTGATATTCATTCTGAGCGCATAAGTAATAGAGATATTAACTATATTAATTTAGATATAAGTAGAAATATAATAAATCAATTTAAGAAAATGCTAGAAACTAAATTTGGACAAGTCATTATTTGGAAGGGTGAGGACGAAGAGATCGTGGCACAATGGCTGCGCAGGCACTCGAAGGAATACATACTAAAGAATATCGAGAGCACATTGGATTGGAGGAGATCAAAAGAGATGGATGGTATAAAAAGAATAACCTACTTCCACAAGAAGTTCATGGAGAGCGCAGGACCAAAGAGCAAGAAAGAGCAGCTCGACCAAATTCTAGGCAAGTTCAATTCGACACATAAAATAAAGTGGTAGATAATCAGTATACTGAACATTTCTGCACCCTCGGGAGGACAGGCAAAAAAAAAGGCTACCCTTAGGGGGAGGGCCTCTGCGTATATATGGGGGGAGGTCACACAATTTTTTTGCAATTCTATTTAAAATAGGATATACTCACCAAATATTGGAAACAAAGGAGTGAAATATGGCAGGTCCCACACACAGCAATCGCAATTTCAAACTAATGAAACCTATCAATATGGCAGAAGGTGATTACATCATCGAGGTCTGGGAAGGTAGTAATTGGGATGATGAAAAGAAATCAAGAGATATAGTCGATGGAGCAATAGATATAAAGATTTATGGCAAAGTGGACGACCCCTCTAAATACAACAAGGGAGACTTAATAGGTTTCTTTAGGGCATGGGGTAATGCTCCCGTTGTAAAAGAAGAGGATACTTTTGATGACGAAGTCCCTTTCTAAAAAAAGAATAGTCAAGCCACCCCTAGATAGGTTTGGTGGTGTAAGGGTAGTACAAAGACGTATCCAAAAGTCTGAAGTGATTGATCACAATAAAGATGCAGTTGCTCAAGAACTATTGGACATTGGTACGTCTAGTATTGACGAGATAGTAGATTGGGATTCTACTGGGTATGTTCGTGTCAAAAGTCCACAAGAGATATCAGACAAGGCAATCAAGTCTATTAAGAAAATCAAAATGACTCCTACAAAAGAAGGGCCTCAATTAGAGGTAGAGCTGCATGACAAGGTATCTGTATTAAGAACTTTGGCAAAAGCAAGTGGCTTGTTGGATAGACAAGACGACATGGACAAACCATCTGTTGTTGGTATAGTGATGCAAGGACCAGGTACAATAATAGAAGATGTAAAGGCGGAAGATGTTACAGAGACCAAGGAAACTAGAGATAGTGGAGATACAGATAATACAGAAGAACATAATCAACAAGAAACTAAGCATAGCTCAAGTGGCGATAGATAATGGATTGCCCTTGAGTAAATTTAAAAAACTATTGAAGGGGGAGCTCATGGTTAGACCAGAGAAGATAGATAATTTAATATTGTATGTAAGTGAGATAGAAGTATGAACGTACTGAGTTTGTTTGATGGTATGTCCTGTGGTCAGCAGGCTCTAAAAGAATTAGGTATCAATTATGATAACTACTATGCAAGTGAGATAGACCAATACGCGATAGAGATCGCAAAGAAAAATTTTCCAAACACAATCCATGTAGGGGATGTAAAAAATTTAAAAGGCGATACCTTACCTCAGATTGACTTGTTGATGGGTGGTAGTCCTTGTCAAGGTTTTAGCTTTGCGGGTCGAGGTCTGAACTTTGATGATCCAAGAAGTGCATTGTTCTTTGAGTTTGTAAGATTGTTAAAAGAAACAAACCCAAAATATTTTTTGCTAGAAAATGTCAGAATGAAACAACAACATCAAGATGTGATTACGGATCACCTTGGGGTTAGACCCATCAATATCAATAGTTCTTTATTGTCAGCACAAAATCGTGTCAGACTATATTGGACTAACATACCCAACATCCAGCAACCAAATGACTTAGGTTTGGTCCTATCAGACATACTAGAAGATTGTGTTGAGGAAAAATATTTTGTTGGTGAAAAGTTGCAAAGTAAACATAAGGGTGGGGATCAACTGAACTCAGACTACAAAAGTCAAGCTAACACCATACATGAAAAGGAAACTAAGTCACCTACAGTTTGTGCTGGTACTCATGGTTATGCTAACGGGTACATAGAGGTAGAGACTCTCCCATCAACTTTGCCACTATGGTTAGAGCTAAGTCACAATGGGAAGAAAAGATTGGAGAGGGTTAGGGAGCCTCATCAAAAAGCTAGGGCTCTAACTGCAACCATGCATAAAGGTCATGTTGAGCATTTGGTAAAAGGATATGAAACAGAAAAATATTGGCAAGTAGATACTAGTGGTAAGGGGTGGAGGTCCCAAAGTGATAGATTTAGAAAGATTAATTACCCATCGAATACCCTAGCAGCATCAGGGGCCTCAGTTCCAAGGATAGTTCTATCACAAAGAGAAAGAGGTATGAGCAAAGGTATTGTAAGAGATATGGATGAAAAGTCTCCTACATTAACATCCTCATCTTGGGAACATAACAATCACATTGTGTATGGTATCAAGTATCGTAAGCTTACCCCCATTGAGTGTGAAAGGTTACAAACTTTACCTGACAACTATACTGAGGGAGTATCGAATACTCAAAGGTATAAGATGATAGGTAATGGTTGGACCATATCAGTAATCAAACATATTTTGAATGAGATGATATGAATGACGCGGTAACAAATTTAAATTTAGATTTTTCTACATCACCTACAGTATGGAAGTTTCTACAAGATAAATCATTTGTACGAGGCATCATGGGACCTGTGGGTAGTGGCAAGTCATATGCTTGTGCGGCTGAGATAATGTTGAAAGCAGTCAGTCAAGTCCCATCACCTAGAGATGGTATCAAGTATAGTAGGTTTGTAGTCGTTAGAAACTCATATCCAGAATTAAGAACAACTACCATAAAAACATGGCAAGAGTTGTTCCCGGAGAATATCTGGGGTCCTTTCCGTTGGTCCCCTCCATTGACACACCACATAAAACTTCCGTCAAGGGACAACGCCCCAGGTATAGACTGTGAGGTAATCTTCCTCGCACTTGACCAGCCCAAGGATGTCCGTAAACTTTTATCCATGGAGTTGACAGGTGCATGGGTGAACGAGGCAAGAGAATTACCAAAAGCAGTCATAGATGGTCTCACCCATAGGGTAGGCAGATATCCAACTTTGTCCGATGGAGGTGCGAACCCTTGGCGTGGCATTATCATGGACACTAACCCTATGGATGATGACCATTGGTGGTATAGACTAGCAGAGAAAGAAAAGATGAGAGGTAAGTATAAGTGGTCATTCTTCAGACAGCCTGGTGCTGTAGAGGAATGTAACACAGATGAGTTGCCAGAGAACCCAGAGGCTAATGGCTTTGTATACTCAGCAAACACTTGGTGGGCAACTAATCCAAATGCAGAAAACAAAAAGAATCTGCCTGCTGGATACTACGAACAAACATTACTAGGTAAGAATACTGATTGGATACGTTGTTATGCACAGGGATTATATACCTACGTTCAAGAAGGTAAACCTGTCATGAATGAGTACGATGACACCTTGATGACAGAGGATCATCTAGAGCCAGACATATCTGTACCAATACAAGTGGGTATTGACTTTGGTTTGACCCCTGCTGCAATCTTTGGGCAGAAGTTGCAGAATGGTCGTTGGCAGATATACCATGAGTTGGTTACATTTGATATGGGGTTAGAGCGATTTGGTGCCATGCTCAAGTCAGAGTTAGCCTCACGATTTCCTAAGTATGATGTACTTGTTTGGGGCGACCCAGCAGGTTTGGCACGAGATCAGATATATGAAGTTACAAGTTTTGAGCATTTGAAGTCTATAGGATTGTTAGCAAGACCCACAGCAAGTAACGATTTCAGAGTACGAAGAGAGGCAGGTGCTATGCCGATGAACAGATTAATAGATGGTAAGCCAGGGATACTCATAGATAAAAAGTGCCAGAGACTACGCAAAGCTTTAGCTGGTGGGTATCATTACAAGAGAGTGCAAATATCTGGTGGTGAACGATACAGAGATACACCAAACAAGAACGACCACTCTCACGTTGGGGATGCATATATGTATCTTGTTTTAGGTGGGGGAGAACATAAACAATTAACTAGAGGACATAATCCAAAGTTCAAACAAGCAGTTGCGAACACGGATTTTGATATATTCGCATGACAAGTTCAGCTAAACGTAAAGGTACAAGAGTAGAAAACAAGATAGTAAAGCTATTCCAGTCGATGGATATTGATGCAAGGAGACAGCCATTGTCTGGTGCTTTGGCAGCTTTTCCCCACGATGTGCAGGTAGATTTGATAGGTGGACTCAACTGTGAGGTCAAGGCTAGAAAGAATGGTGGTGGGTTTACAACAATCAAGAAGTGGAAAGGCTCTGCTGATTTGCTGATACTTGTAGAAGATTACGAACAACCTGGTGTCTACATGGACTGGGGACTGTGGAAAGAGATAGCTATGAGACTGAAAGAGCATGAATGAGACAACACTAGAATATCTTTTCAATACTAGTGGCACAAGTCTGTCCGTTGTTCCGTTTCGTTCTTACTTGCTAAATATCATGGATCTACATGAACATGACCAAGCACATCTTGATCAGATGCCAGAGTATGTATCATATTTAGATAGTGCAACAAAAGATGCTTATGGATACTGTGTTCTTGACAATGGTAGACCTGTTCTTTGTTTCGGTGTCAGTCCACAATGGTATGGTGTCGCAGAGCTTTGGATGATACCAGATAAACACTTACTGAGAAAACATAGATTCATATTTCATAGAGGTGCAGGTAAGTTTATGGACTTTCTTATGGAAGAGTTGAATTTACATAGAATCCATGTTACAGTTTTAGCTAGTAATATAAAAGCACTAAAATGGATTGAAAGTATATCATTTGAAAGAGAGGGTGTGCTAAAAAAATATACGTTTGATAAAAAAGATATGATAATGTATAGTAGAACCAAATAGGAGATGCGTGATGGGTATGTTAATCAAACCCCCAAAATACACAAGACCACCAGAGCTAGACGCTACAAACAAAGCTATTGAGCAAAGAGAGTCGAGAGCTGCTGCTGAAGAGAGAAAACAATTGCAACAACAGGCTGCACGAAGAGTTGCAATGCGTAGAGGTGGGATCAAAGGATTACTTTCCCCTGACAGAGAAAATGCATTGCTTGGTACTAATGACACAATGATACAAGATGAAAATATAAGGAACCCATATGATATGAGTTCTTTTAGAGGGCCAGGTGCATAATGGGTGGTATTTTTAGAAAGCCAAAAAAAAGAACACCCCCAACGCCTCCACCACCAAGGAGAGAGGAGACTGCAAAGAAAACAGCACCTGAGCAAAAAAAAGAAGAGCCAACACCTAGCTCACGAACTGGTAGAAATGTCGTAGGTGGTCAGTTGCTAGGCTTTGACGATAGTGGATCACAACTAAGTGGTATAAGGAATCCAAGAGTATGACGTATATAAGAAATCCAAAACTAAGAATATTAGATGACACACAGGTAGAGAATGGCTAGAAAGTTTGCAAAGGTTCCTAAGTCAAAAAAAGGTGTACCACTAAAATATTTGTCTGGTGCAAAGAACCCTAGTGCAAAAGAGGCAGAGATATTAAGAACAAGACGTTTATACAAAAAAGGATTATTAACCAAAGCTATGATGGATGAGATATCAAGGAGGAGAGCAAATGCCTAAATACCCAGCAAGCTACACAGCAAAGTTTAGTAAGTCAACACTTGACAAAGTATACAAGAGAGGTCTTGGGGCATATTATAGTAGTGGTTCACGAAACGTATCAGCACAAGCTTGGGCTATGGGAAGAGTAAAAAGTTTTGTAACAGGTAAAGGTGGTGCAAGGAAAGCTGATAAAGACCTGTTACGTTCCAAAAGGAAAGGATTAGTATAATGCCAGGAACAATGAAAATGTATAAGATGAAAAAGAAACCAACC